CCTCGGGTCCCATGTGAAAACTTCCTCGTTACGGAGATAGGTGTTGAAACCTATCTGTCCGTTTAGACGTCTATTCGTCAAACCGGGTGAACCTTTGCGGGTTCAGGATCTGGCGCGCAAACGCTGGTGATTAGTTTCTCACATGGGCTCCTGGGGGGCTTCTCTCGTACGCACCAACCAAAACGGCACGCTGTGAAGCATGCTTAGTGGAAGGACAACGTACGCGGGCCTGTTACAGCCCTAGCATGACTCACTTCCCCGACCTGGGGATGTGATGGAAAGTCTTGCTTAGTATGGAGCAGGTTTAGTCAACCTGCCTATGGAGGACACCTTATGGTGGCACCTGTAACTGGACCCTTTGCCTCCCTCGTGGAGACGTTGGGCCCACCCAACAGCAATGGAGTGAGAACCACATGGTTTCATCACGGCCAAAGCTGGCAGCGACAGAAGAAGCCTTACAACCTTCCTCTGCCTTTCACATCGGATTACAAGAGGATTACGAGCCTGACGGCTACGAATCCTGACGCCTCAGTTGTCTTCGATCAATGCACATCTTGTGCCTCGACGACCTGGTCTGCGTATCTTGGTCCGGCTTCGCTTCAGTCCTGGAATAGGACGCATGCGAAGTTTGTAGAAGCTATCAAGCCTGCGCAAGCAGAACTTGGAGCTGCTGTTGGAGAGATGTCAAAATCTCTCGAGATGATTGCAAATCGCAGTCGTCAACTTTACTTGACGCTTAAAGCGATCAAGGGACTCCGGTTTGGTGAAGCTGCAAAGCTACTTGGAATTCGCAAGGATTTTAAGCCACGCAAAAAGCAGTTTGCCGACACCCTTCTCGAATATAGATTCGGTTGGGCGCCCCTAATCGGTGATATTGACAATGCCATGAAGACTTTGACGGGCGGTTTACCGCAATTCAAAGTGAAAACAGCTGCATCGTATAATAACCAGGTGTCGTGGAAAACTGGGGGTCCCTTACCGGGAACTCCTGTCTATACACACTCTATGAGTTATTCATCGAAACATCGCATTACTGCATTCATTGGGATCACAAATCCTAATCTCGCGCTTGCCAATCAGCTGGGGCTGTTAAACCCAGCGTCGGTGTTGTGGGAATTAACCCACTTTTCTTTCGTGTTCGACTATTTCGTAAATGTTAGTCAGTTCCTCAATGGTTTTACAGACCTTGCCGGTTTTGACATCATCCATCCGAATTGGACATGGAAGCCATCGGCATCTTCGGTCGATACTGTTACCTGGAATGGCGGAAACGCCAGCTGGGTCGCAGACAGGCTTGAGGTGCAAAGGAGTGTAGGATCCATTCCTGGTCCCATACTCACCGTGCGTGCGCCGTGGCAGCTTAAGCCCTGGAGGGCGGCTACCTCGATTGCATTGCTCCTTCAAATGTGGCCCCGTAAGGGGTAGAAAGAAATACTCGTATGCCGAGTCTCGCAAACATCACCGTCAAAAAGAACGACACTACCACCGACATCATCTGGACTGGCGTAGCCGCCTCCGCAGGAGATAAATCTCCTGCGATCTGGCGGTCTGCGACCGTGGGCAGTGCCCCGGCCTACCAGCCTTCACTTCAGATGACCTCCAGACCCAATGGGTCTGGTTCGGCGCGCCGTGTGGACGTGGTAATTTATTACCCGTACACAACGGTTGGCAGTGACGGGAAGACGTACCTGGCCGAAAAGGCCATTTTCACCGGTAGTCAGGTATGCCCTTTAGGCATGCCTTCGGCGGACTTTAACGAAGCGATTAGCCAGGGGATGAACCTTCTGGCTTCTGCGCTCGTTAAGGACTGTCTTAAGGCCGGCTTCTCTGCTACTTAAATGTTGCAGAAAGCTCCAGTGAATCTACGACAAGATGCGCCGCTAACAGTCGTGGTGCTAGTCTTCCTGACTAGTTTTGCCACGCTCGCAGCAGCCTCCGTCTATGTCGCGGTACAATCCATGGTGAAAGGATATTCTTCCCAATGTGTGCTCAACGATTCGTCGACACTATCGCCCAAACAATCTGTGAGGGCGTCGCTAGTCCCGTTACCCTTGGAGCCTGGCTCCGAATAAAGTATCGGTGTTGGGATGAGCTAGCCGTAATGGCCGTTCATCCGAGCAACTATTCCACAGCTGAAGCTTACTACGCTGATCGCGTATGTGCTGATTTGCTGCGCAAGGACCCATCCTTACCGACGAGCTTCGACCGCGAGGCCGAGGCTCTGAAGAATTGGTGGGCTTCTGAGCATAGTTGCTATAGGACCAATGAGAGATTGACTCCTTACCTCGAAGGGTTTTCACACCCTTCTTGTGATGAGGCGATAAGCCGTTTTTTACGTGTTTGTCGGAAATATGTTCGATTTCTCTTAGGGCCCGTGCCTCCATCCTTTTTGGATGGTAGGTTTGGACCTGGTTCTACCTTTAGCGATCGAGGTCAGACAGCAACGCTACCTGACAAAATGCAATCGCAACCAACGGTCAACTCTGGCGGCACCTTATGGCTTCAGCAATGGAGTTGTAACGCGTGGGGAAAATCCTGCGCTGCTGCTAAACGTGATGAGATAATTGTACGTGGGAATCGGTTTATGACCGTCCCAAAGGATTGCAGGAAAGATCGGCCTATTGCCGTCGAACCTAGCATTAACGTCTTCTACCAACTTGCCGTAGGCAAGGCGATGAAGCGCCGTCTGGCTGTCGCGGGATTGAATCTCGCGACAGACCAGGAAAAACACAGGCAGGTCGCCTGTGAGGCCTCTAAAGAAGGCCATTTCTGTACAATTGATCTTTCAAACGCTAGTGATACCGTCTGTAGTAACCTAGTTGAGTTACTACTCCCACGCGAGTGGCTGGCCCCCTTACGGGAGCTTCGCAGTTCGCACACCCAAGTGAAAGGTCACTGGGTGAAGCTGGAGAAATTCAGCTCTATGGGAAACGGTTACACCTTTGAACTCGAAACCACAATATTCGCCGCTATTTGCGGCGCCGTACTGGAATGCAACGACGTCACCCCGATTTTCGGGGAAAATGTCTGCGTGTTCGGGGATGATATCATCGTCCCGACTGGTCAAGCTCAAGGAGTGTTGGCAGCTCTTAAATTTCTGGGGTTCGAACCTAACAGAGAGAAATCTTTTGTTGATGGACCTTTCAGAGAGAGTTGTGGAGGTGACTATTTCCTCGGTGTGGATGTTAGACCACACTATATCAAGGAGGATGTTACTGAACCGCAGCATTTAATTGCACTCGCCAATGCGATCTGGCGTCTTCGTGAGAAGGCGGTGGATGTAAATCTTCAATACGTCCTTAATAAGGCACGTTTCAAAGTCCTGGATCAGCTTCCATCGCGCATTCGGGCCCTTAGGGGTCCCAAGGCGCTCGGAGACTTGGTCATTACGGATGATGAAAAGTATTGGAGACCTCGCATACGACACGGAATAAGATATTTCGATACATACTCGCCCGTGATGGGTCAGGCTGTATCTTGGAAACACTTTTCTCCCGATGTCGTTCTAGCGTCCGCTTTATACTTTGCCGGCAAAATGCCGGACCCGGGCCCCAACCTGGGTCGCGATGGTGTGGTACCACGCGATTCAGTTCAAGGCTATCGTATAAAGATGGTTCCCTGCAGTTAATCTGCAGGGTTGTCTTCGGACAGCTGTATTTCTAGGAACTTTTGCCCTAGTGGAGGCGACAAGCCAC